TTATTGAGCGGGAACGGCCACTTCAACGCGGCGCGGACGCTCACCATCACGGCCCGGCACGAGCACGACGACCACGCACATGGGGCGGCCGTTCTGAGTCGTGGCGGTTGCCTTGGCAAGCTGGCCGCCCTGCTGGGCAGCCACCTGTTCGCCGACCGCCGCACAATCTCCGGCGGCAGCGACTATGAGATTGGACTTCTGCGGCGCAGTGATCGGCAAGGCACCGGCATCGACCGGCAGCAAGCCAATACTAACCGCGAGAAGCGCGAAAACTTTGAGTACAGAGTTCTGTTTCATCATGCCGCCTTATATAGCGCCCGAGAGCTGAACGATGCATGAACAACCATTCGTCTTCCGGGCCCAAAGGAAAATTCAGCCTCTGACTATCACGCTTTGTGAAATTATGAAATGCGTGAAGTTGCCCCGATACGCCCGATTATCGTAACAATTCCGGCAATTGCGGTCGCCAGTTGCAGCAGAACATCCGTTAAGGCACCCTGATCGATCACATCGGTCGCCACGCCGAAAATGCCCGCAAGTGAGAGAAATAGCGCGACGAGACCAGCCCAGACCGTGCGCGAAAGATACCATGATTTATCTGCGTTCATATTTTATCCCTATCAGTTGATGGTTGCAGCAACGTCCAGATGCGCAAAATCGCCCGGACCGCTCTTTGCGCCGATCATTGCGACACGAAACTGGAATGCCGTATTGCCGATATCGACCTGCCTTTCGGCCAATCCATAAATCCATGAAGGCGCCAATGTCTGGGTACTTCGTATCAACGTTCCATCCCGCCAGATTTCGATGCGATAGGCCTCACGCTCTTCGCCAAGCGGAATATCCTCGCCAAGCCAGTCGTCGGCATCGATACGCCCGCGCCTGATCCAGCCAAAAGACAGATCGCCATTCGCCAGCCGCCCCCCCTTCGGATGAACCGGGCTGAGTGGACGTAAGCCGCGCATGCCGCCGCTCGACCGAACCGTATCGAAATACTCATCCGAAAAAGCCTTGCCAGCCGTTCCCACACGCCAGTTGAGTTCAAGGCTGATTTCTGACGCCTGCAGACCGACAGAAACAACCGAGCCATCCAGCAATATGAAGGGTGTCTCGGCTTCCTTCAGGACCGACGCGGCCCGCTCTGTCCCAAGCTGTCCGCGCAAGAGACGGCGAAGCTTCCAGCGGTTGAGACCGATTTCCTCCGCATCCAGAAACTGGAACACTTCCCATTCACCATCAGGTGCTCGCAACAGAGCCGTGTTGGCTCCGTTCAGTATCTGCGCCATTGGCCGTGATTGTAGCTCGCCCGAATAAAGCACAACCTCAACGGACTGCCCCTCGATCAAGCGTCCGCTCGGAGCGCCTTCAAGCGGTGCAGTCAACTCGCCCATGATTGCCCGGTCCTGCACGATGGTGCGTTCCGTGAAACCATCTTCTGAAGGTGACGCGAACACAGCCGCGCCGCGCCATGGCTTTGCATGACAGGCAATGCGGAATTGTCCGGCTGCCTCCTCCGCGCCGGGCCAGAGCGGCAAATCAATAAGATGAAAGATCGGCTTCATATCGAGAGCCGGGCCGCCGCCGGGGCTGGTCGGCGTTTTGCCGTGATCGGCAAAGGCGATGTTCGGTGCCAGCGCGATTGCGCGGACAGTGCGGATTTCCCCGTCGTCCAGACCCGTGACAACATAGTTGCGCTCGCCGCCCATAATACCAAGCCGTACGCGATCTCCCACGTGAAGCGCGGCCATCGACCATGGCAGCGCAAAATCCACCGAACGCCGCTCCGCATAGCGCCGCGCTATCCAGGCTTCGGCGAGCGCCGTTGCCTGCCCCTGTTCCATGACACCGGAAAGGCTCAGCGTTTCCGTGCCCTGCCCCTCCTCACGGCGGACCGAAGCACCAGTAATCTGGAAATCGCGCAGCGGATCGTTGCAATAAAGCTCCGCCACGGAGGGCAGGTCATCGCGATCTTCGATCGTGACCGTGAGCGCTTCCCGGTCATCCGGCTGAACGTAATCAGACAATTCGAGCCCCGCGCCCGCACGCGTGATGCTTTTGAACACGAAGCGCCCAGCCTGTTCATAACCATGAACGCCAAAGACATTGAGCAGTGGCTCCAGCACGCCCCGCGCGCTCGATGGCTCACTGATGATAAACCCTGAAAGATAGCCATCGGCACCGGCGCAATCAGCTTCCGGCAAGCCAAAATCCTTGAGGATGCCTGCAATCAGTTCGTCCAGCGATACACCGCTGATGCGCCCGTTCAGCCAATGGCCGAGACGCCAGTTTTCCGTATCGCCCCACGTGTCGGCAGCCAGCGGGAATTCTGGAAACGGCCTCGTATCCCAAGACCAGAGATAGATGCGATCCTTATCCAGCATCCGCCCGCCATAGAGCGGGGAAACCGGATTATTGTCCTGCCAGTGGCGATAATGCGCGCGCAGAAAGCGATCCATGCCGATATCCGCGCGTGACCCGTTGGAAAAATACGGTGTTGCGTTTTCTGATGATTTCGGGTCAGGGAAAACATTCGGCTGGTTCGGCCCCTTGTCGACTGCGGGACAGCCAAGTTCAGTGAACCAGAACGGCTTCGACTGCGGTATCCACGCCGTCGGTTGCGCAGCTTCGGCCCCTGCAATGCGGTTATAATGCCGGTTGCTCCACCAGCCTTCGAGGTCTTTGTAGCGATAGACCCATGGCTTGCCCGCCAGACCATCCGTAATAGGCGAACGCCTGCGGGCCTCGCGGTCTTCGGCATTTGCGTAATACCAGTCATAGCCCTCGCCTGACGCGACGTGACCCGCCAAGCCATCCAGATCATAGGCCGTATCGAACCCATCCGGATTGCCATTGTCGAGATCATGATCGCGCCAGTCGGCAAGCGGCATGTAATTGTCGATACCGATGGCATCGATGGCCGGGTGAGACCATAGCGGGTCAAGATTGAAGAACAGGTCACCGCTGCCATCCTGCGCCTGATAGCCGAAATATTCCGACCAATCAGCGCCATAGGTGATCCTGCAGCCAGCACCGAGCCTTGCCCGCATTTCGGCGGCCAGCGTGCAGAGATGCGCGACGAAGGGAAAACTGTCCTGTCCATTGCGGATGCCGGTGAGCCCACGCAGCTCCGACCCGAGGAGAAAGGCGTCCACGCCCCCCGCCTGTTGGGCCAGCTCGGCGCAATGGTTGAGGAAGCGGCGATAGCCCCATTGTCCATCGACAAAGGCCTGCACCTGTTCGCCAGCAGCGGGTGTCTTGTCCGGCGAACCGGCGACGCCAACGGCAGGATGACAGGTGATGCGCCCGCGCCATGGATAGGCAGGCTGGCCGATGCCGCCATAGGGCGACGACAACTGATTGCCTTCCGGCACATCCATCATGATGAAAGGGTATAAAGTTACCTTGAGGCCACGCGCTTTCGCATCGCGAATGGCGGCGATCACGCTTTGATCGGATGGCGTTCCACCATAGGCCGCCCCCTCGCCGATTCTGGAGATAAGATGCGCGTCGGCTCGCGACACATTTTCTACCTTCCAGACATGGCTCGGCTTGCGGGCTGAAAGCGCGGTAACACCGGGACGAATGCGGCAGGAACCGGCACGCAAATCGTCGCCGAACCATGGCAGCACAATCGCAACATGGCGCAGGTCAGGACAAAGCGTTTGCAGCTCGTCCATTGAAGCGTTCCAGTCGCTGTGCGCGCGCAGAATATTGCGGTTGATCCAGCGCTTCTGACCGGCGAGCGGTTCGTCACTCACCGGATCAGGCGAGAGTCCGAACTCCGTCGAACCGGGGATCAGCGCCACCGCCCGGACGGATTGCGCAACCTTGCCGATGGGCCGCATCACTTCGAACTGGAACTGCGGCAGACGATTGCCGAACCGGTCGAGCGGAATGCGCTCGAACACCACATAGGCCGTGCCGCGATAGGCAGGCGCGTTTCCTGCCCCCTGTTTCGCCTCGATCAGCGGATCGGGAGCCTGCGTATCCGTGCCGCGATAAACACGCATTTCAATCTCGGTGAGATCGAGTTCCTGTCCGTCGGCCCATATGCGGCGAATGCTGGCTATCGAACCTTCCGCGACAGCATAGGCGGCATTGCCGAAATAGCTGTAGCTGGTGACTTTCGGTCCGCCCTTGCCGCCCTGGCGTTCCGTGGTCTTGTGTTCCTCGAAGCGGGTCGCCCAGATGAGCGTGCCGGAAACCCGGACAGTGCCATAGACGAAGGGCAGAGCCGCGCCTTCTTCGGCGGTGGCGACACGCCCGCCGTTCAGCCGCGCACCTTCGACATGACGTGTGGAATTGATGAGCGCATTGTCGATGGCATAGCCGCCCATCGCGCCAAGACCCGCGCCGATAGCAGCACCGACAGGTCCGAAGATGCCGCCGACCGCAGCACCTACCGCTTGCAAAACGATTGTGGCCATGAATCAGATTTTCCGTTCGGGAAAGATGAAAATTCCAGCGATGCGATTGCGCCATTGCGGCACCAGCACTGAAGCCATCACGCTATGCCCCTGATAGGCATGGATGAAACGGTTATCATGCGCCATGATGCCCAGATGCTTGGCCGCAAGTCCGGCCCGCCAGCGAAACACAACAACGTCGCCGGGCATTGGTACGGGAGAAGCCCGCCGGATCATGTGGCGGGACGCTGCCTCCAACATGGGATCGCCGGTCGAGACTTCAGCCCAGTCAGGCGCATAGACGGCGGGTGCTTCGGGTTCGTCCCCGTAAAGCGCCCGCCACACACCGCGCACCAGACCAAGGCAATCGCAACTGATACCGCGCGCAGAAGCGCCATGGCGAAAGGGCGTACCGATCCACCGTTCCGCCTCGGACAGAATACCTTCCGCGATTGTCATGGAACGAGTGCGCTCCCGTCATATTCATTGCCGCCATTGACATAGGCATAGGCCGCGTCATTGCCCGGAAGATGGGGGAAACCGCGAAAGTTCGCACCATTCGCGAACCTGGCCTTGCAGGTCGCAAAGCTCTTGTCGCAACCGGCTATGATGCGAAATGTATCTCCTTCGGAGATCGGCAGCACAGGCGATTCGGCCAGTTTGAGAACTTGCCCGGCATGAGCGGTCACGCGGACGCTCCGATCAGCATTCGCACCGTCAGTCCAGCAAAGCATACCTCCCGAAAACCAGCCGGGCGCGAAGCTGTCCAGACCTGCCACAGTCAGGCTCAGACCATCCGCCGCCAGCACTGTTCCTTCCGCAAAGTAACGCGGATCGTTGACATCGACGCCGCAACGGCTGTCGCCCAGACTGGTATCGCAATGGCGCAAAACGCGGCGCCCGCGCACCGCGTCGAACGCTGCTGCAGCCCCTTTCAGTTCCATCACAAACCGACTGCCGGACCGGCTGATCTTGCCCGCCGTCCACCGACGCAGAAGCATATGCTGTCCGGGTTCCGACCAGTTCACCAGATAAGCCTCGATGGAGGCACCGTCATAGCGGCCCTGCTCGATATCGCTATCGCTGATCTTCGCTGACGACAGAACACCCTCGACCTCGCCGCCTGCCGCCGACAGGCCGAGCGCGGTTGAGGCTTCGCTGCTGTTGAGACCGGTCAAGGGTTCGCAGGCAATTCCGCCCACCAGCAATGTGCGATCATGATCGGTAAAGCCCAGAACAACGCCGTCGCTTCGCCTGATAAGCCAGGCGAAGCAATGGCTTGTCACCTCACCCTGCAAATGTGATTCAAGTTCTGCCGGAACCGGGATCATATCTTCACCTCTATGATCGGGATCGAAGGAATTTCGCCCGCCTGAAACGAGGCGATGCTTGCCGTCAGGCGATCCGTATCGAAACGCACCGGCACATCGAACAGAAATCCGGCGGTGATGATTGCGCCCGGCGTCGGCACGTAATCCGGTGAAAGTGTCACCGTTCCAGCGGTGTGATCGACCGTGAAAGCTTCGCCTTCGGGCAGGATCACGCCATCTGCTGCAACCAGCACGGAACCGGCAACGGGATGTGTGATCGGGCGATCGTAACTCTCATAATGCTTGGCAAGCTGAAAACTGGCCTTCGCCCCATCGCCGACACCGATCGGCTGATCGCTCGCTTTGGGCGGGGCGCTGCTAATGGCTGACGAAAAATCGAAAGGATCGCGAAACCGGAATGCATGAAGCGACCCGCGCCGCGCTTCGAAGAAGGCCAGCACCTGCCTCAAATCATCCAGCGAGCGCAAACCGGTTCCGGCATCAAAATGCCTGCGGGAATGCGCCCACCGGGCATTACGCTTTTCCATGCCGGAGGTGAGTGTCACGATCTCATTGCGCCATTCCGGCCCACCCGTCGCCCCAAAGGAAACGCCGAGCGGGAAGCGCACATCATGAAAGGCTTCGATCATGCTCTTGTTTCCTCACGCACGATCTGGTCCGAAAACCGGTTCCCACTTTTCGGGATTATGCTCAAAGTCTCCTTGCGCCGCGACGCACTGCGCCTGCCAGCATCGTCGAAAGCTGCGCTTCCGACTTACGGAAGGACGAGGCATCCGGCGACGTCATGTTGAACACGACCTGCACCGGCTTGCCGCCACCGCCCGTCGCGACGCCCAGGCGACCATCCGCCCCACGTGCAAGCGGCAGGATGGCTTCGGCACCCGCCTCGCCCGTCAGGCCGAGCGAGCCGTTGCCCATGCCGAAATAGGTCGGGCTCGACACCACGCCGCCCTTTGCAAACGGCATGATGCCGCGAATACCGCTGAAAAGCCCGCCCATCATCGATGAGGTGAGGCTTTGCAAGGGCTGCGTGCCTGCTGAAAGCGCAGTCCCGGCCAGATTGCTGGCGAGGCCGCGCAGCACGTCTTCCAATCCCTTGCCGGATGTTATTGCACCTTTCAAAGCAGAGCTCAGGCTGTTCCCGAAGCTCGACGAGCGCTTTTCGAGATCGGTCAAAGCGCGGTCGAAGGCGCTCGTATCCGCGTTGACGGATACGGTAACGGTTTCATCTGTCATAATTCACCTGTCGGGAAAGGTGCGCATCAGCGTTTCGAGTGACTGGCGCGAAGGCGCGTCGAAAACCGGCGCGGCTGGGCCGAGTGCGGCGTTCAGTTCACGCGGCGTCATCGACCAGAATGCCTGTGGGGAAAGCCGCAGTAGACCGAACCCCGCCCGCATCACCTCATCCCAGGGAAATGGCTTTTGCGATGAAGGTTTCGATTCAACTGCGGCACTCAAGGGTTTGGCGCGGAATCCTTTTCAGGCGATCCGAAAGTAACTGTCAGCAGCGAGGCGACAATACGGGCAAAGCCTGCGGCACCGCCTTCTGTGCGCATGTCGGCCACGTCATCCGCGCTGACCGTATGACCGCCACCGCGAAGCCCAGCGCAGAGAATGCGCTGCATGTCGCGCGCCGACAGCCGCCCCGTTGAAAAGCGCGCTGTCAGATCCGAGAGATTATCGACCTCAAATGCCGATTCCAGTTCCGCCAGAGCGCCAAGCGTCAGGCAGAGCGTCCAGTCACGGTCATCCAGTCTGGCCGCGACTTCGCCGCGATGGCGATTGACCATCACAGTGCTTCACCGAAGGTGATGAGGCTTGCCGATTCCAGCGCGATCTCGAAGGTCACTTCCGCATCGTGATTGCCGCCATATTCCAGCGCCGTTATCTGGAACGGCCCGCTGATCGTGCCGAAATCCGGCAGGACGATCTGCCAGTCGCGGATCTCGCCCTCGAAGAATATCCGGCGGATCAGCGCATCGGAGGCTGCATCCTTGAAGATGCCCGATCCGCTGACCGATGCCCGCTGAACCCCGCTGCCCGCAAGCAATTGCCGCCAGCGCCCGGCGGCGTCGGCGTCCGTCACATCCACGGTTTCGGCATTGAACGCGATACGCTTGGTGCGCAAGCCCGCGCAGGTTTCAAACGTGCCGTCGTCGCGCGCCGTTTTCAGCAAGATGTCCTTGCCTCTCTGTGCTGCCATTCAAATCTCCCTGAAATTCAGTCTGCCGGTTCGGTCACGGCGCGGTAGCGCATGGTGCCGAGATAGCTGCCCAGTCCATCGGTATTGCGCGCCAGAACTTCGGTCAGCATCAGGTTCACAAGCCGGTGCCCGTTCACCTCGACCGGCTTTTCGTCGAGCGCCGTTGCGATCTTTGCCGCAATGTCCAGCACACGCTTGCGGCCGCTTTCCTTCGCCCAAATCTGGATATTGAGAAAATGCTCGCCACCCTTTTCGGTCGACGTATCCCAATCGCGGCTGGCGGTCTCGCCGAGCGTCACATAGGGAAAGGGTGTTTTCGGCGGAACATGGTCGTAGATGCGTTCTCCGCCAATCGATTCAATGAGTTCGTCATCCTTCTTCAGAGCCTCAAACAGAGCCTTCTGCAATGCTGCTGCGCCATTCCTCATGCTTGCCCCCGCCTGCATTTTTGGCTTTAAGAATGCCGGTATCGCGTGATCCCGACGCCTGTTGAACCGCAATGGCTTCCCCAACCGACAACGCTTTCCAGCGCAGCGCGCGGACGAGACCATCGAATGTAAGTTGCATTGAAATATTCATCGCCCCTGCTCGTTCGCCAGACAGACGAGATAGCGTTCGCTTTCATCGGGATCGTGGATCGTGCGGAGCGAAAAGACCCGTCCGGCCTTGCGCAATCGCATGGCGGTCGAGACATCCCGGCGGAACCGCAACAGGATGCGGTGAGTCACTTCCGGTTGCGGGCGTGTACCGAAATCCTTCTGCGATGTGGAAAGCGGTTCGATCCGCCCCCAGACCATGCCGACCTCGGACCAGTTCTCGACATAACCGCCCATGCCGTCTGCCACCGGCTGCATCGCCTCCAGCACCAGCTCGGATGTGAGCTGGCCCGGATCGATGAAAAGGACGTTGTTCATAAAGACACCCTCTTCCAGCTATCGATCATCTGGCCGATGACCGGCGGGAAGGAGCGTGATGCGGCATCAGCATCAACACCGGCGCGCGATTCGTAAAGATGTGCCACGAGTGTCAGGATCGCATGTTTGAGAGCGTCCGGAACCTCGACACCGCTTTCCCCGAAACCGGCCACAAAGTCGACTTCAAGGCCGATAAATTCGACTGCATCCGGATATTGCGCCATATAAAGACGCTGCGGCCTGCGCCCGTGATGCAGGACGAACTCTTCTGGAGAAAAGCTGATTGCGGTTCCGTCCGGCCTATACGCCACAACGGTCGTCACCGACTTGACGGGATATTTGAACAGGGCAAGGCGACTCGAGCGCGGCCAGCGATCGACACGCAGGCGCCAGGTCTGGTCGATCAGCGACAGGCCGGTTTCAGCCTCGATGATTTCGCGGGCGGTCGCGATGAGACGATGCAGAATATCGTCTTCGCTATCAGTGGAAATTCGCAAAAATGCGCGCACGTCAGCTATCGTCACCGGCTCCAGCACCGGTGGCGTGACAAGAAACATTGTCATGGGCTTTCCTCTAAATGATAACTTTCAAATCAGACAGTTAAACACGAACTCCGGGTGGAGATTCACCCGCTTTGGAACTGGAAACTACCTGCCAAAACCGGCAGGATAGGCCCGAAATCCCCTGAGAAAACTGACAGCTTCGAAGCGGTCAGGCGGCGAATTTCAGCAATTTGATCGCTTCGAAATCCTGCACCCCGCCACCGACGCGCTTCGTGGTGTAAAAGAGCACGTAAGGTTTGGCCGAATAAGGATCGCGCAGCACACGCACGCCGATGCGATCCACCACCAGATAGCCGCGTCCGAAATCACCAAAGGCGATGGCCGTGCTGTCGGCTGCGATATCCGGCATATGCTCGGCCTCGACCAGATCGAAGCCCATCAGCGAAGCCTTTTCGCCAACAGCGGATGGCGGCTGCCAGAGATAATTGCCGTCCTTGTCCTTGAGCTTGCGCAACACGCTCTGCGTCTTGCGGTTCATCACGAAGTTCGCATTCTGGCGATAACCGGCCCGAAGCCCATAGATGAGTTCGATCAGCTTGTCCGACGGGTCTTCTTCCGGCAAGGCACCCGCAACGCCGGTTGAAATATGGCCGATCTTGCCCCACGCCCAGGCATTATCCGCCACGCTCTCGTAATTGAGGAAGCCGCGCGGCTTGTTGACGCCATCGCCATTGACGAAGGCTGCCCCTTCCTGTTCGGCGAAGGCTGCTTCCACTTCCTCGGCAATCCACTGTTCGACATTGATCGCCGCATCGTCGAGGAGCGAGGAAGTCGCCGCCGGCATGGCGTAGATTTCCATGGTCGGGAACTGCAGTTCGGCCAGCTTTGCCGATGCGGTCTGCGGACGCGCATCGGTTTCACCCACCCAGCCCGTGGCCGGGCCGCTGACCGAGAACGGTTTTTTCAGAACCGCACCCGAAACCTGCCGCACACTGGAAATGCCGCGGATCGGCGACAGCACTGCAAGCCTGCGTCCGATCTCGGTTTCCAGTTCTGCAGGCACCAGATAGCCGCCATCCGGACCGGATGCATAAGAATGCGCCTTCTGCTCGATCCCGCGCAGCGTCTGCTCGTCGCCACGGCGAACATAGCCATCGAAAGCCTGCTTGTGCTCGACATTTACAAGCGGTGCACCGCCGCCCAGCGGCGGACGCGCCTGCTTGAGAACATGCTGGTCGAGCGCCGCTTTCTGCTCGTCAAGCGCGCGGTTGATGCGGTCAACCTTGTCGCGCAGCAGCACATCAGCATCCGCTCCCTTTTCAACCCTCTTCAGCCGTTCGTCATTGGCCTCGCGAAACGCCGAGAAGGCCGTCATGAACTCGTCGAAAGCCTCGGATACGTCGCCGTCATTGTGGCCAAGCGCCTTCGTTTCCACGCTCTTGGTTTCGAGCGGGATGGTCTGGTTTTCTTCCATTTAGGTCCTGTGGTTTCGTTGTTTCAGATCGTTCTTGCAGCATCGCGCATACGTTGCGCGAGACCTTTATCCCCAGACGACAGGCGAGCGTCCCGCCCCTGCCCCTGACCAGCAAGCGCCGCAAAGCCCTTGGCTATGACGGTTTTTGCGGCAGTTCGGCTCAGCCCCGCATCCCGCGTGAGCCAGCGTTCGAATTCACGGATCGTCGGCAGTGTCGCCTTGACGCTGCTGACCCGCGCCTGCGGCAGCATCGGAAAGGTGACGACCGAGATTTCCCATAGATCGGCTTCGATGATATGGCGCAGGCCGGTACGGGCATCCTTGCGCGCCTTGACGGTGCGAAAGCCGATGGACAGGCCATCCAGCCCGCCGCCGCGCATCAGTTCCAGCGCATCACGCGCCCGCGCCACGCCCTTGGCCAGCCTGCCCTCGACATAAAGGCCACGCGCATCCTCGCGGATCGCGGTCCAGACACCAATCGGCTCGCTCGCATCGTGCTGCCAGAGCATACGCACACCCGACACGCCACCCTTGGCAAGCGAGCGGGCGAAAGCGCCCCGTTCGATCACGTCATTGCCCAGATCCGGCAGGCCGAAGACACTTGCGTAACCCGAAAAGCTGCCATCCAGCTCGACATCTTCGATGGCGAGAGCGGCTTGTTTCGTTTCCAGCCGCATATCATGCATCGCCATTGAGCCCCCTTTCCTCGGGCAGAATTCCGGGGATAGGCGCGTATTTCAGCCGTTCGGAGAACCGCTTGAAGATGCCGAGCGCCGACCAGGCAGCAAGACTTGCCGCAGCCGATCCCATCAGCATCAGTTCCGCCCGGCCGAGCAATCCGCCGAGCGCCAGCGTTTCGGAAATCTTGACGCCTGCGGCACCGCCGAAAACCATGCCGCAAATGATGCCGACTGCAAAACGGATCGCCGCTTCCCGCTTTCCGTGCGGCAGCATATAGGCGAGCGAGACTGCGGAACCGGCCACCGCGCCCGCCATCTTGGCAAACCATATCCATGTCGTCTCCGACGCAAGCACTGCATCTTGCAAGTTGGTCATGACGGTCTCCTTTCCGGACGCGGCTGATAACCGACCGCATCGCGTTTTTCTTCGTCGGTGAGGAACGACGCATCCGAAATGCGCCGCCACAGCGATTCCCGCTCGGATGACAGCCCTTCTATGCGGTCGATATCGTGATCGAGCCGAAGATCGTCGCCAAAATGCGGGCCGAGCCAGCCGCCGAGAGCCTTGGCGGCACGGCCTATCAGCGGCAGCACCGTCAGCCGGTAAAAGGCGCGATTGGCCTCGGCATAGTTGGCAAAAGTATTGTCGCCCGGAATGCCGAGCAGCATCGGGGGCACACCGAAAGCAAGCGCGATGTCGCGGGCCGCACCATTCCTGGCTTCGATGAAATCCATGTCCTGCGGGCTGTAGCCCATCGCCTTCCAGTCCAGACCACCTTCCAGAAGCAGCGGACGCCCGGCACCCGATGCACCGGTATAGCCCTCCTCCAGTTCTTCCTTGAGACGCGCGAACTGTTCTTCCGTCAGATTGCCGCCATCCTTCGGCGCATAGACCAGCGCACCGGAAGGCCGGGCCGAATTGTCGAGCAGCGCCTTGTTCCAGGCGCCTGCCGCATTGTGAAGGTCCAATGCCATGAGGGCTGCTTCCAGCGGCGGAAACCCGTAATGGTCATCCAGCGGGTGAAACAGCTTGAGCTGCAGGGCAGCAGCCCCTTCGCTTCCAAGCGAAAGCCGCCTGCCCGCATTTCCCGAGCGATAAACCAGCGCCTGCGGCCAGCCGTCAGTGTCGGTCTCGACGCTGACCCGCTCCGGACGCAGGAGATGCAGTTCCATACGACCGCTCGGCAGATCGACACGCTCGATATAGGCATTGCCGGAAATTAGCAGATGTCCGTAAAACCGCTCGAAAAATGTCGCACCGTCCAGCCCGCATTGAGGGCGCGCAACCAGATCGAGCAGCGGATGCGTTTCATGTTCGGTTGCGCCTTCATAAAGCAGCCACGGCACGCTGCTGGCCGCTTCCGCAATCATGCGCACACAGCGATGCGCGACCGGATTGCGCATGAAGCCTTCACGCGCCAGCGACGTATAATCCCGCGCAATCCACGACGCGCCATGATCCATATGCAGTGCGACAAAGCCGTTCGCCATTTTGGTCTGACGCGGGGCGTCGGACTTTATGGCTGATACGGGCGTGTTTCGTCGCCCCGGCCATTTTCGGACCCAGTTCCATGCCATTTGATGGCTTCTCCAATTGTACGAGCCTGTTCCAAAAGTCGTCCTGCGTGGCTGCAAATGGCAATTTGTCTACGTTCCGGTGCTCACGTACCCTTAAGTACGCTCCGCTCCGGTACTCGAAAATCACCATTTTCGCGCACACATGCCGCTTTTTGATTCAGGCTCTTATGAGTATTCAGCCAAACCGGCGAATACGCGGTTTGCGTTCGGTGCCGAGCATCAGTTCGCCCAGCGCCCAGACCAGTGCATCCAGCCGGTCCGGCGACCGCCCGCTGGAAAGACCACTGGTTGCGAAGTCGCACATTTCATCCTCCAGCGCCGGAAACCGTCCGGCATGGCGAATGCGTCCCTATTCGTAGAGAGCGGCCACAGGCTCAGCCCGCAGAAACTTGCTCCGCGAGGCGTGGCGCTTGAGAACCGGCACGCTGGCATCTTCCGCAGCCAGCACCGCCGCCACCATATCGCCGCCCTGATTGACCTCCGCGACGATGGCGTCGGCCTGATGCGCGTGAAAAAGCGCAATGGCCTTTCGCGCCCATTGATGCGGCTTTGCGGCGTTCATGCTGGCATCGCCAAGCACATGGCCGTTTCCTTCATCATCAAGACCGGCTACGACAATGCCACAGGCATCCGACGCCTTGCCCGACGAGGCAGGCGGGTCGATCGCCACCACGATACGCACCAGTTCCGGTGTTCCGGCCTCGAAACTTCGCTCGATGAGGTCGCGTGACCAAAGGGCGTCGGCGCGCTCCTCAATCAGTTCACCGTCGAGTTCCTGTCGCCCGAGACGCGTCCCGGCATAACGTCGGTTGATGGTCTGCATGAAGCCCTGCGCCAGATTGGCCGCGTTTTCTTCCGTCCGCATATGCGTCATCGAAACAGAGGCGTCGCTGATCAGGGTTTTCAGGAGCGGAACCGCACGCGGCGTCGTGGTTACGACCTGGCGGGGAAAGGTTCCCAGACGCAGGCCGAATTGCAGCATGTCCCACGTTTCCTGTGGGTTTTTCCATTTCGCAAGCTCGTCGCACCATGCGGCGTCGAACTGGGGTCCGCGCAGGCTGTCGGGGTCTTCCGAAGAATAAAGCGACGCCACCGCGCCGTTCTCCCATAAAAGCCTGCGGCGTGTTGCTTCATAGCGGGGGCGCGCCAGCCGCGACACGGCCAGAATGCCGGACGGTCCGTCCACCATCACCTCGCGCGCATCGCCAAGGGTTTCACCGACCAGCGCGATCTGCCCCGATGCTGTCCGTGCGAAAGGCGGCAGCCCCAGCGCCATGCCGGATGTCCATTCCGCCCCTGCCCGCGTCTTGCCGGAGCCGCGCCCGCCCATGATAAGCCATGTGCGCCAATCGCCATAGGGCGGCAATTGCGCATCACGCGCCTGGAACAGCCACTCCGTCTCCGCTGCTTCCAC